TAAATATAAATCCGCAGCCGTGCGGTAAATCGCCTCAGCTGTTTCGCTCTTTTTAATGAATTGTATTGAGCTGTTTATAGCGTAAATAACGTCGTTTTTATTTAGCCCGAAGTGCTGCCATAGTTCGTCAGCCCACGCCCACTGCATGGCTTTAAAATCGCGCCCCTGCTTAATGTTATGTTCCCCCACTACGCGTGTTAAATACGGTTCGCCTGAATTAATGCAGCTATCAATTAACGGCTGTAAATCCTTTAGGCATACCGCGTCGACGTCTAAGTATAGGTTATAATCGTAGGGCAAATAATCGTATAACAATACTTTAGCTTTGCCGGGGTCTATCTTTTTATTAGTATAAATATTCGCTTCGGGTAATTCAACAAAGCTATCTATATAGCCTAATAAGTCGGTGCAATAATAACACGCCCGTTCTTTAGTATCGCAAATAAGCGCAACGTTAATAGCTGCGTTAAATCGCTTAATTGAATAGGCTAGGTTATAAGCCGCCCAATAATATTGCGGCTTACCAAAAGCAACCAACACGACACCCGTAGGCGCGTGCTGGTTACTCTGATTTGTTGGTAGGTTATCCATTAGAATACTCCGGGAGGGGCGTCGTACTGGCTAGGAATGTTTTTATCCCTCCAGCTGAACGTTACCTCATAACGTTGTAGTTCGTTGTTTTGCTCGGGCAAAATAAAGTTAGCCGAAGTGCTAATACCTACAGGCGGGTTAATATAAATAACCTTACCGCTATCGCACATATACGCGAGTATCCACGCTATACGGCGGTTATTTACATCATTCCAAAAGGTATTATTTTCGTCGGTTACGTTCGCATCGTAGAGGGTTGCTGTACGGTCTTCGTTAATACGAATAGGAACGCCGCAGCCAATAGGGCTGTCAACCGTTACGGGTGAACCCGCAGGCAAAGCGAAGCGAATGTCCTCAATTAGCTTAGCCGTTCCGGCGCTAATCAAAGCATTAACTTCTGTTTCGTCTGAGGGGTCTACTAACGCAGTACCGCAAGCGCCCACTAAAATAGCTGAAACGCCGCCTAACTTATAATCGTTGCAATTAACCAAATTATGGTCTAGTAACGAACTATCGCAATAGCTTACGCATGCCATAGAATTAAAGTATTTAGAATTTATACGCGGCTGTTAAATAGGATGCCTCGTTTATTCCTACGGCGCTTTAGTGTTTTACAAAGATATAAAATTTATTCCTGATATAAGTTAACGTTATCTTGCGTTAAAATACGGTCTTCGGCTTGCGTTAATAAAAACGGTTCTCCGCCTAAATCAAGTATGGACGGTAAGCAGTTCGCATCAGCGGCGCTGCAAACCGTCTTACGTACCTTAACGTTTTTCTTAAATAGGTCTATTGTTATAGCGCCTAAGTTATCGGCGTCGTTGTATTCAATTTCAGGGAAGCTATCTTCGGCGGGCGCGTATAGTTCGCCGTTAACGTAAAGGTTATCGAAGTAGGTTATAATCGAAAGGAAGTCGAAAACGTATTCAGGCAAACGCCCAAAATAAAAGCTCCAGCGTTTACGTATATCCGCATAACTCGTAACGGCGCGACCGCTTGCGTATCTGAATAAATCGACGTCGGTATTATACTGCGCCCTAAATTGCCTACCCTCTAAACGAATACCCGGTAAAAACGAAGTACCGCTAAAGGCTAACCCGAATTGGTTTTCAGCGTTGCAGCCCTCGAGCTTAAAGAACCTGCATTCGTCGCTATAATCGCCTATACTTATAACCTCGCTGTATTTATCATATACCGCGTGTTCTTTATACGCCCTTACCTTTACATAGCTTACTTCTATTTCGCTCGGTGTTGAGCTGAACTGCGAAGCCTGTAACGCTATCGCGCCGCTGCTAGTTGGCGTTACGTCAAAGGTATAAATACCCGCTATATTTATAGTTTCGTAGGTAACGTTATCGACCTGAAAACGTAGGCGGGCGTTTAACATTGTTTCAACCTTAATCGTTACGCTATATTCGACGTCTTCACAAAGCTCGGTAACGCTTACTAACTGCGTTACATCGCCCGTATTCATTGTTATGCTTGCGCTACCGTTACCCGCGTCCCAATTCGCCCCGCCCGAAATAATATTATTACTCCAGCCGATGGGCTCGCAGCCTATACATAGCGGGTCGCCACTGAAGAAAGGGTTATAAATAAAGTATTGCCCGCATGTGTTGGTACAATAATCTGCAATAGCCAAACGGTAACAGCCCGCCGTTAGCTCATAATCTGCAAGGTCAATAGCCGCCGTTAAATATTGGTCTTTTACCGTTAGCACGGGTTCGAGTACCTGAACGACGGCTAACGTTTGCGCATCTACAATACCCGTAAATAAAGCGCCCGTTGGTATAGGCTCAACGCTATCAACTATAAACGTACCGTTAAATAAGTTACCCGCAAGCCCGTAAATATCGAGCGTTAAATAGGGGCTTGTTAAATTGCCTATATTCAAATACAGCGTATGCGTACCGACCGTTGTAAGGTATTCAAACGAGCCGCCTGCTAAACTAACTACAAGTGTACCCGAATTATAATTAGTAACGCTTATAACAACCTTAACAACCGTAATAACATCGAAGCGCCAATATTGCTGTAATAAGTAGCCCGAGTTACCCGTTGCGGTTATTTCGCTGCCGCTTTGCGTCCAGTTACTTAACGCGCTTAATTTTAATTCGAGCGCACCGCAAGGCTCAGTTTCTAACTGCCAAAACAGCTGGTCGTTAAAATCTACTAGCTGCGAATAGTTACCCTCGCAGCCTACGCAGTTTTCAGGTAGTACGGTGTTAAATATTATAGGTTGGTTCGGTATCGAGGTGTAACTCATGGAAGTAGTTTATTAGAGCGTAATTCAAATTCTGCGCCCTTGCGCATTACAGATTGTATATTAATCGTTTTAATGTAGGTAGGTATAACCGCTAAACTATCGTCGCGCCTACCTAGTAAAATAGGCTTGGAAGTTTCGCTCGTTATAGCGTTTATTTCTGCCATTGTAAGCGGGCGGTTAAACTTATATAGGTAGCTTTGAACGTCGTTAATATCTACGGGGTTAAGTTCCTCATCTGGGTTATCGGGGTTTAACGGTACGCCGTCAATAGAAACAAAAGAATAGCGCGTAACGCCCGATAAAACTATGTTATCTAATAATCGCTCAGTTAATGAATTATATAAAATTGGTATAGTATAATTTACTTCAGCATCAATACGGATTAAGTCGCCTTGATTGCAAAGAAACGAAGTCGAAGCGGGTATAATAACATCGCCCGCGCCCGTGTCTGTAAACAGCGTACCGTAATAATCTTCTATTTCGTTATCGTTAGCGTCAAACCTAACAATACGGGCGCGGCTTTGCCTGTTTCTATTGCCTGCTTCGTTAGGTTCTAAAAAGCCATAAATTAACTCGGTGCTTATTGTGTATATTCCTGTAAACGGGCAAGTGTATTTAATACCGTCGAATAGGTTGTTAGGGTCGTTATATTGGTCGTTAAATTGAATATAGTCGCCTACAAAATCAGAGTATAAACTAGGGGTGTTAACATCGACCGCCCACGTTTGCGCATCATTATTTATACGCGCATCTAATACCGTTTGAGCTGGGTTAAACGGCTGCGTTAAAAACGAGAATAACGAGTTAGGGTAACCATTAAGCCAATTAGCCGAAACGCTTATATTTCTATAATTACCGTTATAAACCGTTTGCCCTAACGAATACGGGTCGTAGCTTTTAGCAACGAGCCTAAACGCCCCTATCATTGGAGCTTCGCATTGTATAACAAAATTCGATTGGTCGAAGCTAGGGTTATCAAAAACTATTACGTCCTCAATTACATTTGTATCGAATATTATATTTTCTGTTGCAACGCTTAAAACGTTAGGGCTATTGCATTCTCCAACAAAGCCAAACGTTTCTTCCCTAAAGCCCCTAAACGGCGTTTGTACGAACGTGCATCCTGTATTACCGCTATCGCATTCGGCTTGTTCAAAGTATGGAGAATTGCCAAATTCGATTGAAGCGTAAAGCCTGCTAGTATCGAACTTCATTTCTATTTCGGGCTGGTCGAATAGGTTAACGCTCGCGCTAGTTTGTTGAAAATAGCTAATAGGCTCTATTCTTAATAACGGTCGCCCGTTGGCTTGTTTCTCGAAACCTATACCTAAATTTAATTTAGTGCGCATGGCGTTGTATAGTTCTTCGAAGTTAGCCGTCATTTCTAAAGGTACGGCGGTTCTAATTGTTAGCCCTTGTGTATATGCGGGTATGTTATCAGAGGTGTTATTATAAGCAAAGTAATTACTATCGAAGTCTACTAGGTTATCGCTCATGCAATTCACTAAATGCCTAAATACATCATATAACGCGTAGCCGTATGCGTTAGGGCTTATTATTGCACCCGTTGACGGCGTGAATAATACTAGGCTATAAATAGGGGGCGGCGTTATCGGTTGCCCGTTTTTGGTTTGATTAAGCTGAAGCGAAAACGGTATGCTTTTATTATTGTTTATTTTGGTGCTAAATGTTTCGTCGTATAGCTTCGTTTTAACTTGGCAGCGGTCTAAAATAAAAGTACACTCGGTAGCTATTATATAGCCGTCCACTAATTTAACCCACGTACCCGAAGCGCAAATATATTGCACCGTTACGCGCACTAATTCACAATATCCGCCTACTTCTAGTTTGGTGTATAGATAGTCGTAAACGTCGCCGCCAAAGGTTAGCTCGTTTTCAAACGATACAACCCGCGCCCCTATACCATCGTCCTCGTTAATATTTATACTAAAGTCCTCAGGGTTTAACGGTTGCCCACGGTCTAAGCCGTCGATTAAAAACTTTAATTCTACTGCCATTTGTAACGGGTATCGTATGCGTTAATATTAACCGTTGTACTTTGCTTGCGCATATCCTTTCTAAGCCCTTTTATTTCGCGCTCCATGCTTTTAGAGTTGAGCGAGGCGTTAACTATTACCGCGTCGTTTTTGCGCCCGCCTGCGTAAGCTAATAACGCAGGGCGCACATACCGTTCTTCGATTAGCTTTTTAAACGCTGCGCTCGAGGTATTAATAGCATCTAGTTCGCGGCGGTGCTTAACCGATTGGCGGCGGTTAATTATATATTCGTCGCGTTCAGCTTCGATTAACGTACCGCCTGCGCTATGTAAACGCCCACCTATTAAACCGCCCTTTGCAAATTTAGGTATAGGTTGCGCCGCTATGGTTGCTATTTGCGCCGCCCCTGCAATAGCTGTTAACGCACCTATTGGCGTAAATGGTCCGCCAGCTTTCATAATAGCCGCTGCCGTATTTATGATAGCGTTGAATAATGCGAGCTGTTTATCTAGCCGCGCTTGCTTTGTTTTTTCTTCGGCTACCTTACGGCTGGTTCTTAGCTCTAGGGCTTCGCGTTGCCTTTGCTTTTCGCGTTCGGTTTTAGCTGAATTATTTATAGCCTCTAGTTCATCGGCTGCGGCTTGTTGCACAAATTCTATACGCGCGTCGCCTTGTTTCTTTAACGCGTCCGCTAAAGAACCAAACGCGTTACCTATCGCTTGCGCTATTTGTAAAGCGTCATTTATTGTTTCTTCGGTAGTCTTTTTCCGTTCAGCGCGTATTGCTTCCTGCGTTTCGGCTTCAGCTTTTTTAATCTTAGCTTGCTTTTCTTTGTCGCTTATTAGCTCCGCATTAATGCTATTCTTTTGCGCCTCAAGCTTATTGTTTAATAATTGTATTCTATCGTCTAGCGTATCTTGGTCTAAGGCTTTTAACGTTTCAATTCGTAGGTTATCCAGCTCTAATTCATTATTAGCGTATTCAGCGCGTACCTTTGCCAAACTATTTTGACGTTCAGCTTCGACCGCTTGCAGCTGCGTAGTTAATAACGCTTGCCCTTCGACGGTTTGGGATGCTTCCTTTTTTAATTGTTCGGCTTTGTTATCGAGGCTTTGGTTTATAAAGTCTTCTTCGGTTTGTAGCGTCGCCGTACCTAGCGCCTGCGATAAATTAAATTGTTCGTTTAATAGTTCTCCGCGCTTTTTTAAATAGTCGGTGTCTATCTTTAATAAATCCGCATTCAGGTTAGCCTGTACTTGCGCTAATAACGCAGCTCGTTTAGTCGGGTCTAGTTCGCTTTCGGCTTCAGCCTTTGCTATTTCCGCGCGTTGCCGTGCTGCTTCGCGTTCCTGTTCTACCGTTAAAGCGTTTGCAGCCTTTAAGGTATCGAGTTCTATTAGCTTTATTTCTGCTAAACGCTTTGCCTCGTTTAATCGCACTTGTTCAATATCGCGGGCTAATTCAGCTTCAATACGCTTAATGGTTGCGGCTCTTAGTTCGGCATTTTTAATATCAAACCTTGCGCTTACTTTAGCTTGTTCGGCTGCGTTTTGAAGTATCTTAATTCTTTCTTCAACCGTTTCGCCCTCTATAATAGCCTCAACCTTTAAGCCCTCCTCGACTATCTTTAAGCGTGCTAATTGGTTTTCTTTTGCTTGTGCCGTTGCTTTTTCGCCCGCTTGTTTAGCGGCGTCGGCTGCGGCTTTAGCGCGTTCTTTTGCGTCCTCTTGTTCAGCAAACGCAGCCTCAGCGTTTATAGCCGCCGTAGCTTTTTCGGTTGCTATTCTAGTATTAAATACACGTTCGCCCGATTTTTTAAATTCAGCTTCTAACTTTGCTAGGTTTTCTTTTTCGGTTGCGAGCCTTTTTTGAGCGCTTGCAGCACTTAACGCGGCGCTTTCGCGTGTCGAAGTTTGCGCGGCTGCTATTTGGCTTTCAGCTTGCGTTATAGCATTTTTACGCGCTTCTATCTGTGTTAATAACGCCTTTTGTGTTTTGGCTTCATCCGCGTTAGCCGTAGCCCTTTGTTTTGTTAAATCACTTATTGCCTTTTGCCTATCAGCTTCTATTTGCGTTAACTGCCCGCTGGCTATCTTTAAGCGCGTTGCAGCCTCTAGCCCTACGTTTTGTATTTCAGCTATCGCGGCTTTTGTTCTTTTGGCGCTTTCGGCTGAACGCGCTAACGCTTCGTCAAAGGCTTTAGAGGCGGCTTGTGCGCTTAAAAACTTTTCTACCAAAAACCCTAAGCCAACTACTAAAGCGCCTACGCCCGTCGCCGCTAAAGCAATACGCATAGCCTTTAGCGCTCCCGTTGTAGTACCTACAACCGTAGTATAAATAGCTTGCGCTGCGGTTAGTGCAAAGGTTTTTATTTTGCTTTCTTCGAGTAATAGGGTTGCTATTTGTTGCACGCCGTTAGCAATAGCCATTACGGCGGTCGTTTTAGCGATTACTTTATTAAGGTCTTCGCTTTCACTACCGAACAAAGCCGCCGCGCCTTGCGCTATTTCGAAGCCCGCCGCTAGTCCCTGCGTAGCTTGTACCGCTGCATCAAATTTAAACGTATCGCTTGCGAGGTTAGCAACCCGCGCCCGTGTGTCGCCTATCTGATCTTCGAGCTGGGCGGCTGCTAGGGTTAAATCCCTAAACTGTTTAGTACCCGCTTTGCCCTCGGCTTCGAGCCGCGTTAGTTCGTTCTTTAACCCGCGTAATTGACCAGTTAGCGTTTTGCCTTTGCCCGCTATTTGGTCGAATGCTTTAGATTGGTCGTTTAGCGCTTTCTTAACTTCAGTACCCGAAAACGCAGCGGCAATAGTTTTACCCGTTGCTTTGTAACTAGCGGCTACCTTTTTAGAGGTTTCTTGCGCCCCCGCTTCTAATTCGCTATTCGCTTTATTCGCTTCGTTAACTACCGCCTTTAGGCTCGACGCCTCGGCTTCGTAAATAATTTCAACTTTTGCCGCCATTGTTTTGAGCCTTTAAATGCTGCTCAAATTTAAGCAAATAAGTCGAAACATCTGAACTCATTAATTCATTAAACTCCGATATAGAACCGCCCGCTAAGTTCATTACTTGTTCTCTGAACTGTTGGCTTGTTCGCGTTGCCCTGCTTTGCGGTGAGAGCTCAGCTGGCGTAGTAGGTCGGTTAGCTTGCGTATTTGCACCGTGTTGTATTCCCATAGCTGCTGTAATTCTTCCGGTGAAATACTGAATAAGGGCATCAGCGGCTCGATACCCAAGCTGTAAAAAAAATCGTGAGCGCCCCCTTTACTCAGCTCTTCAAATAGGGTTAACTTTTGTTGGTGTATATCGGGGTTTATTTCTGCGGGGTTTTCATCGCCGCGTATAATCCAAGTCGCGGCTATGTTTAATAACAGGTCGCGGTGTATAACGGTGTTTTGGCGTTCTCGTATTACGTGTATGTAAGCGCCCATTAGCGCGGCGGTCTTTGGGTTCGATAGCCCAGCCGCTAACGCCTTTTCCATTTCGACTAGTATCTTTTCCATTTCGCTACCGCTTAACCCGCTGCTTAAGCGCTCCAATAGGCTCATGCTCATAGCAAAGCGTTCGAGCGGCATATTAACCTCTTTTGGAAAACGGTAATACGTATGGCGTTCGTGTTTAAATACTTCGACTAGGTTATAGGTTGTTTTGGGTTTACGATAAAAGAGGGAGCGCAAAGGCGCGGTTAATCTTTTCGTGAATTTGTGCAATCGTTTCATAGGTTACTATAGTTGTATCGTCGTTCAGGTATAATACCGTTTCTTTGGGGGTTGAGCGAAAAGCGTAATTAATGTGGTTTATGTTTATCAATAGGTCGGTGTAGCCTATTTCGCGCCGCGTCGCTTCCGCTAGTTTTTCATCCTCGGTGTCAAGGCTTTCAACTAGCATGGCTTTGAGCTTAATAAACATAGGGCGCTTACCAAAGCTGTAAGGGGCATTCAGCATCCTTTACGCGGGTCTTTGCGGGTAAGAAACAACCGCACTCATTACACTGGTCTAAGAACTTATTACGCTTAGGGCAAACCTCGCAAACCATACGCCGCACTTGCGACATATTACGCGTTGCCTTATCGTCTTTAAGCATAAGCCACCACCCTAAAAAAATGTGTTTAATACGTGTTAACATTCGGTACAGTCTAAAAGGTTAGTAACGCCCTCGGGTTCGTAGTTAGTGTTTGCCACCGCGAAGCTAATACATGTGTACTCAGTTTCGCAAATAGTGAAATTAGTGCAATCGCGTAAGCTAATTGTGTAGCCCTGCAACGAGTCAACCTTTAACCCGCTTATTGATATTAGCCCAGCTTCGTCGCTTATAACTTCGAACGTTTGTATTTTGCCCGTAGCGTTATGCTTAACGTCCACTATATATCCCGTTTCGGGTGTAACATACCCGAACGCTAAAGAGCTTAAACAAGCGTCTATTATAATGCCTGCATCGTAACAAGGGGTGCATACGCTCATAGGTAACGTTTTAAAATTGCGTTTACAAAGTAACGAAAACAATCTAAAAAATCCGCACGCTCGGTTAACTTTCGCCTATTCAATTTAATAATTGAGCCGTTGGCGTCGCATTGTACTTGCTTCGCATCGAATACAAAGCCCTTGCAACGTTTACTGTTTACCCTTATATCCAAACGCCGTAAGGCGGAGTTACAATCGACGCGGCTATTCTCGTGCTTCGGGTTTGCGGGTATTATAAATTGGCTGTCATTCATGTGCAAAAGCCGTTTAATCATAGTATAGGCGCTCGAGTTATCGCGCTGCTGGACCGTACCGCCGCGCCCCATAGCGTCGCCCGTTATGCGTAGTAAGCCAATAGGAATGTTTAAAGCCCTTACCGCATCGCAAAACGCCTCTATGCTGCCTTTGTCTATTCGTACTTCGTCGACCACGTTAGCGCCGCCGCTGGTTTGCTGAATAACCAAAGCGCACAAAGGGTTAATATTAAAGTCCACACTAACATAAACGGGTATATTAGGGTTAAGTGTTGCATTATCGTCTATATGCTTTTCGTCTAACCATTCATACAGGAACGGGTTTAATACTTCGTCCATTACGTCCCAGTCGCCCTCGACGAAACGGGCGTACTGTATAGGCGGTAATTCCTTTAACGCTTCTAAGTATTCGGCGGGTATATGCGGGTTATCGGTTATTTTGCTAGGTATAAAAGCCCAGCGTTCGGGTAGCGTGTTTTCGATATACCGCTTATAAATAACGGTCTTAACCCAATTTTGCGCGGGGTTACACGTTGCAAGGCAAAGTATAGGCGGCTTACCTTGCGCCTTATTCCAGCTCCCTATGCGCTCCTGAACTTTATAAAACGTTGGCTCTTGCAGCTCGTTTACTTCGTCTAAGCCCGCGCCGTTTATTTCTAAGCCCCTGAAGCGGTTTAGGTCTTTATCTTCGTCGTAGCTTTCTGCCATGAATATAAGCTCAGAACCGTTTATAAACGTTACTACTTGCGTGTCCCTATTCCAGCTCCGCACGTAATTAGAAACGCCGTCAACCATTATAGAGCTAAAGCTAGGAAACGTTGTACGCTTTAAGTCGGGTAGGCTTTTACGTATAATCGCCCAACGGCTACGAGGGTACGCCAAACAAAGCGAGGTTAGCGTTAACAGTAGCCAATACGTTTTACCGCCGCGAATTGCGCCCCCGAATACTATTACGCGCTTATCGCCGCTTAATGCTAAATCGTAGGCTATCGTTTGCCGTTCGGTTAATCGGTAGCTCATTCATTCGGTTGGCTCGGTTCGGTGCGAATAATAACGAGCGGCTCGGTTGTAGTTATCGTACTTTCGCCGTTATTACTCCAGCGCCCGCGTTGCCTGTTCGCTAACCAATGTTTAGCCGCTGCGGTGTCGGATGGTAGCTGTTTACGTAGCTTTACAATATCGCCGTCTTTAGTTACCGCTTCTTCTACTATTGTAACGCCTAACGCACGCTCATACATCGAACGCGCTACTTTAGCGTCGGCGTCTTCTTTTCCACGCGTTAATGACTCTAAAAATGTGGGCTGGTCTTTTTTCCAATTATTAAACGTTGCCTCGCATATATCAAACGCCGCCGCCATTTGCACGTCGTTAAGCCCTAACAAAGCAAGGTTAAAGGCGCGTTCGTCATATTCGGGTTTATAGTCGGTAGGGCGTCCTAATTTCTTTTTCATCGCTTCCCTCGCTTTTGTTTATACTTTTCAGCTTCTGCGTATGCTATTGCGGCGGCTTGTTGCGGGGTGTACCCTTCGTCGATTAGCTTACGAATATTCATGCTTATAACGGTTTGGCTATCGCCTTGAAATAGTGGCATACTTACAAAGTTAATCAATAAACTGTAATTCGTTTATAGCGGCGCAATAGTGTTGCCCGTCGCGCTTTAGTGTTTTAAGGTCTTCAGGGTATATCGCAAGCTCGGTTAAACCCTTTGTTTTGCCCGTTATGAATACGCGTACTAACTTAACCTCGTTGCCCTGACGGTCTTCGTTGGTTTCGATAGCGCCTAAGCAATAGCGCACGTTTTCGGGTAGAAGCTTTTTAAGCTCGGGGTTATCGTACTTTTTCAGGTCTTCATGCCAAAGCGCTATCGGATATTCGAAGTGACTGCCTGCGTCGTGTACGTAGCCTACGTATATAGGTTGAGCGCCTACGTGCTCGGCTCTAACGTTTAGCATGAACCCCGTGCGGGTGCGCTTATGCGTTGCTTTTACTTGTTCGTCGATAATCATAAGCTATAAGTGTCTATTCGTTTCTTTGCCATATCTATAAAGCGCTCTATGGTTGCCTCGTAAAATGTGCTAAACTCCTTATGCCCCTCGGGGGCGTGGGTGAATAGCACGTAAAGTACGGAGCGTAGGCGCTGGCTCGGTGTCTTACTTCCGAGCTCTGCGGCGTCTAGCTTTAGGTTGTTTATTAGCGCTTCGTCGTTATAGTTAAATTGTTCGCCTTTAAACGCCATAACGCCAACGCCGCCCGTCCATTGATTAAATAAGGCGCTCGTTTGTTCGGGCGTTAGCTCCTGCGTGCCTATGGTTATTTTAATGGTCTTATCGCGGCGCGTGGCTACCGACTCAATAGCGCAGGGTATCGTTAAGAGTTTAGCATCCATACTCGGGGTCGTGTTTTACTCGCGCTATCTTAACGCCGTCCATATAATCGTAAACCATGCGCCGTATCGTAGCGCGGTGCGAAACGGGTACACGAAAGGTTATATTAACCGTAGGCTCATTATAGAGCGGTTTAGCCCCTGCACCCTTGCGTGCGCCGCCTCGGTTATCCTTTTTCTTCGGTTGCATCGCTGCAAATATAGTTAATTTTTGATTATGTAACACAATTCAACGCCGTTTTTTTTAAGCGTTTTAAGCCAGTCGAAACATAGGCGTAAATAGGCTCTATAAACGCTTGTATTTCGTTTGGCGCTAGTTAGGTATATCGAATAGCTTTTATGCGTTGTAAGGGCGTTAAAATAGGTTTTTTCGCCGTCTTTAATCGCTACTGGCTGCGGCTCGTAATTTGTCATGTATTCAATTATACGCTGTTCGGTTGTCATGTTATGCGCGATTAATTAGCGGCTGTTAGGTAGTTAGCAGTAATGCCAGCCGACCCGGAAGCCGACTGACAAACCACCATAATTTTAGTACCTAAGATTAACCTTTTCACGCCTGCGATAGTTGTATATTTCCTCAATTAATGAAATATATTGATAATTATTTACACAATCAATTAAAGCAGTAGGTTGTAGTTTCAATCTTTGTAAAAATTCAGTAAATTCAAAATTTGGATTTTTTAATAATTGAACCATTGCAACAATAAAAGTTTTTCTTTTGATGCCTTCATAATATGGTGATATAAGAAGAATTTTATCTGCAATAGAACACGCATTATCATAATCCAATATTTTAAATTCACCTGAAAAAAATGTTGATGCATTACTTGCTCTTTTACCACTACCTTGCTGTACTCCGGTTAATAACATTTGGCATTCACTATGACCGAAATCATAAGTTTCTTTAAATTGCCTATATTTTAAATATTCATTGTAACCAAGTTTGCAATAGCCTTCAAGATAGTCATCTGAATTCCAAGTTTTTGAATTTTGATTTAAAATTTGTACTTCCGGCAATCCGTAGTTTTCACAAATAATGTAATGCAATGGCAGTCCAAGTACTCTGATAACTTCAAAGCGGTGCTGTCCATCAATGATTTCATAGTTTTCATTTACCAAAATTGTGGTAAATAAATACTTTTCAGACATTGACTTTCGCAGTCGGTTAAGGTGCAAAAGGTTTAAGTTTCTGTTGCCTTCTATTGGTTTAAATAGAAAGTAATCGGTTGTTGTGTGAACTTGGTTACTGTGCTTCACCATTGGTTCTACTTTGCAATTTTTCATTTGATTTTATCGGGTTTTATAACTCCTCCCAGAAGTTTTGTTTTAATTCGAGAAATGGCACTACTGCTAACACGGGTTTGGCAAAAAAGCCGTTTTGTTCTTCATTTGACATATTGTTCTAATTTTTAAGTTTTGTACTTCGATTTAACTTTTCGTTTCGGCTTCTTCGCCAAGCCCGATACCGTTATGCTCCGCCTTTGTCGTTATGGTGCTTATCAATTATATAAGCCCATGTTAGGGCGGTAATGATTATTATAAAAGCCATCATTATAAACGTTTTTACTTCCATTTTAAAAGGGCGTTAGTTCTTCGTCAAAGTTAGTGTTTATAGGCAAAGGTAAAAAGGTGCTGCCTCCGCTAGTTGCAATATCGCTAAAGCTGGTTATCGTGCTATTATGCTTAAAACGTACCTCGCCCGTCGAGCCTTGACGGTGTTTCTCGAATAGGTAAAAAACGTCGGAGCTATACGGCTTACCGAGTTCGTCGTTTAGCGCGTAGTATTCGGGGCGGTAAATAAATATAACCGTGTCGGCGTCCTGTTCTATTGAGCCGCTTTCGCGCAAGTCCGAAAGTATAGGGCGTTTATCCGCTCGCTGCTCAACTTGACGCGATAGCTGCGCAAGGGCTATAAGAGGTATGTTTAATTCCTTTTGCGCGGCTTTTAGCGTTCGGCTTATTTCGGCTACTTCAGCCTCGCGGTTGCCGCCTCTGAAGCCCTCTATCGTCATTAACTGCAAATAGTCGATTATAACCCATTTACAATTACCCTTGCGGGCTTCGCGGCGCATAACTCTTATTGCTTCATGTACGCCGCAGCGCGGTTTGTCGTAAATAAGAAAGGGCAAATTTTCGACCGTGCCTATCGTAGTTTCGAATGCGTGTAATTCGGGCTGCGTTAAATTGCCGTCGCGTAGCCGTGCGCTGTTAATCTTTTCATTTGAATGCTGCAATATTAAGCGCTGGCATAGCTGGCTTTTATTCATTTCGAGGTTAAAGTATATACCCGGCTCGTTAAAGTTGCAGGCGTGATATAACGCAAGCGCTGTTTTTCCCATAGAGGGGCGCCCCGCTAGTATAATTAACTCGGGGTGAAAGCCGCCCGTAAACCTATTTAAGGCGCTTAACCCTGTATTTAACCCGCTTGTTTTACCGCTTAAATGCAGTTCGGCGCGGCGGTAATAGGCTTGCCGTTCTTCGTGCGCTAGGGTTAACGTGTCGAGCATGTTATCATTACTAGCGCCGTCCTCGAGTAACGTGTTAAGGCGTTTAATTATTTCGGCTGCCGTTTGAGCGCCGCCGCGTAAGCCGCTAAACTCTAGAGAGGCTTCGACCATAACGGAGCTTATTTGGCGCTTAATATGTTCGTCCTTTAGAATTGCTATATAATCATTAACGGGCTGGTTAAAATAAAATTCGTCGCCCCAGCTTGCGATATTTGAAAGGTCTGAGCCTGTAAATGTTTTTTCTAAGCGCCCGAATTGCGCTAACGTTATTAGTGTTGGTTGCTTGTTATCTGCTATTATGTTTTTAATCGTTTTAAAGCATTTTAACGCTAGTTCGTCCTTAAAGTGGTGTTCGGATAGCTGCGGTATAATTTCGCGCCACGTATCGTCGTTTAAAAGCGAAATATAAATTAGGGCTTGTTCTATTTTCGGGAGCGGTTTCATGTGGTAAAGTTGGGGCTGTTAAGCCCCCGTTTGTGTTTTATTCCTTTTAATTTTTTAACTCCCATTGCTGTGTAGTTAAATCATGCCAAAAACCATAATCGGCTATATTGGTCGATTTTCTAAAATCAGTTGAATAATAGTGCTTAGTTGAATTTTTCCATTTCCAAGTCATCAAAGCATAAGTACCACTAACTTCAATAGATAATACTTCAATTTCTGATGGTTTTGCTTTTAATCCATTACTGCGAAGAACAACATCACCTGAGTTGATTTCTTCAATTTGTGTACATTTTTTCATTGTGTAAGTGTTTAAATGTTTAACTATGCAAATATACAACTTTATTTTGAATGCGCAATACCTAAACAAAAATAATTTACTTTTTTTTATTCCATTTTAACGCCCCTCGAGGCTCGCGTAAGCGTTGGCGCGGTTTGCGGTTGTTTAGAGGCGTTGTTTTTAACTTCAAATAAACCGCTCCACCCGTTAGCTATCGCAGTTTCTAAACCCTCGACGGCTTGCTCTTTGCTTTTATAAAGCTCACGCATTTTTTTTATTAGTAGCTGTATAGCGTTTTCGGTAGGGTATTTTTTACGCGCTATTCGCTCAGATAGGAATTGAATAAATAGGGCGTTTATTTGTTGGTCTTTAAAAAAATCCCTGCCCTTTATTTCTTCTATACTCTTATAAGTCTTTATAGTCTTTATAGTCTTATGTATATGGGCGGTGCTTTGGGCTTGCTTCGGTAATGCTTCGGTAGTGCTTTTGCTTTGCTTTGGTAGTGCTTCGGTAAAATTTACTAGAGCAATTATATTAGCCATGTATTGATTTTTAGATTGACGAACTACGTTAATAAGCCCGTTTTCAACCAAAATATCGAAATGCTTTTTATAGGTTTTATAGTTGGCTATTCCGCAGCCGTTCATAACCTGAGTTGAAGAAAGGCTAAATTCAGACTTCCAGCCTAATTGATTAGCTACCGAAACAATATAAAAATAAATAGCGGTCGAGGTCGGGTTATTATGCTCGGGGTTTTCCAAAGCCCAATTCCAATACCCATTAAAGTAATTAAACATTATAAAAAAATTGCCCTTTAGCGGCTGCGGTCGAAGCGGGCGTGCTATTACCTACACCCTCGCAGCCCCCAAAGGGCTTTAAAATTTTTAAAGCTATATTCAGGCTTCGACCTCTGAACGCTTAAAGATACAAAATTTACATATTTACTCCGCACATTTCCAAACAGTTTTTACAATTACCAAAATAGGTTTTTTTATTAAACTTTGATACATATGTTTTTTTACCTAAAAATTTTGTTTTATGGATATTTATTATGCCGTTTTTTACTAGCTGGTTATTTTTAGAGCTTCTAAAAACCGTATCCAAAACTTCATACTTACTAAAAATTTGCGCCTGTATTTCTGAATATATTTTACCTTCATTTGAATTAGTGTTAAAATCGAATGAAACTAACCTTAAAATTGATTTACAATAGGGTTTAATTCGTTCGTATTCGTTTAAACATAAATCTAGTTGTCTTTTTTCGTCTATTGCAGAAACGGAAGTATTAATACATATTTTTAGTTTTGATATTCTTTTAAGTTGTTCGTAACTTAAAACAGCCCAATGTTTAGTTATTATAACTATTTCTTTTCGACTATCATCTTTAAACATATCTAACTGGATATTATTTTGCAGCTTTTCGCATATCGATATAGTATGCTCCCAGTCTTCGGACGGGTCGCCCATTGTACCCATACGAATAAAAGGCATATTAATTTTATTTATTTCTCTTTTGATTTTATGTAAATGCTTTTGGCTTGTAAAATTCTTTATAACTGTTTTGCTAAAATTATAGCCGTAAATTTTAGCAATGCGCGCGGCGTAACAATCATTATAACATCCTAGCTTATTGTTTTTGGTTCCTGAAGAACAGCCAGCCGTAGGGTCTATTGAATAAATACCGCGCGCATTTTTAGTTAATGAAATTACATTAGAATAAGTTTTCATTATAAGCGCCCAACGTTTGGAAATAAGTCTTTAATTTTATTAGGGTCGCCTTTAAAAAACGCATATACTTTTTGTTCGCATTTCGGATACTTTCTAGAATTTAATGTTTTCTTAGCCGTTGCACGACGCGTAAATTCACTTTCTAAATAAACTATCCTATTATAAATATGCAGCCCTTGACTTTTAAAAAATAATTCGTGTTCGGCTTCGCATCCATAATAACCGCCTTTTGCATCTCTACTATCTCCCGTCATTACAACAAAAAATGTATTATCATTCATTACTGAAATAGCTTTTTTATAACCCTCGAAAAGTAAATCTCTAAATTCCTCGTAGGTTGGCAAAGTGTTTAATTCTCCGTTTGGCGATTTGCCGTCGTAATCAATATATTTTTCTACTTTATAATATGGCGGGCAAGAAAATATTAAATCAAATTTTTCAGGGTTTTTAGGTAAGTATTTTGAACTATCTGATTTTACCCATTTAACATTATAAAAATCTTGACAAATGGCATTATTAGCGTCGCATTGGTTTTGTCTAATTTCAGAGGCTAAATATTCATATCCGCACCCCCCAGCTACGAAACCCATTTGAACGCCGCCGCCAAACGGATTATATACCCTTACTCCATTTTTTGGCATAAACATTTTAACTATTATTTCACACAATGCAGGGTCTAATACGCTTGCGTTACCGTTAAGGTCTTTGCCTTTATCAGTTATAATTTCGTCGTCTTTAACGACCTGTTTAGACAAAACTACGTTACTCATTCCGCTGCTACCCTGCCAGCAACCCTCGCGGCTTGCAAACTTTGGATTAGGTATTTTATGCTTTAAACCTGCAAGCTCAATTTTTTCGTTCCATTCTCTTTTAATCTTTAACCATTCGCCGCTAGTTGATTGCCATAAATTAGTCATAGCCATATGGCAAAGTTTTTTTATACGCACTTGTTCAGGTTGACCGTAATACATATAAACGAAATCAGACTTTTCTAAATTAACCTTAAAGCCTAAAGCCGTAAAAACTTTTGGATTTTCTAAATCATGCTTTTTAGATACCGTCATTATCATTACATAGTTATCGGTATTTTGTTTAATGATTTCAGAAACCATCATCGAATAAATGGTTTTATCTTTATACTCGGGATACATTGCCGACTGAAGCAAGCAAAACTCTTTTACAACGTGGTTAACCTCGTAAGTAAAAAAGCCCGCAAAATTACCGTCAATCTCACAAATAATAGCTGAGTTCTTTTGCATATTCTTTCTTGCGGCTCGATATGCTACTCCGTCTAATAAAGCGAGTTCGGCTACTTTTACCTCGTAGCCTGAGCCTATAACTGAATTAACTTTTTTTATTTCGATTTTTGGCTCGAATAGTTGTGTTTGTCTTGTGTTCATGTGTTTTTGTGTTTGGTGTTTAGTGTTTATCGTAAGTACTTTTCAATTATTTCAATGCATTCCATTAACCCGCAGGCGAACGTAGCGTAATAGCCCTCGCGCTTCAGCTGGTCGATTATTTGCGCTTGTTCGGCTAGGTGTTCGTTAGCCAACGGCGACCCGTCTAATTTAGCGACCTTAACGCCTTGCTGTTTAATTTCGATAAATAGCCCCGCGTAACCGTTCGACGGGCGGCATATAAATAAGTCAGGGTAGCCGCGATGCGGGTTTAAGCCCTTATGTACCCGCGCTTGCCCGATACTCATTTTCGTTCCCGCGCTGAAGTCGAAGCGCCAAATTAACGTAGGGTATTTTAGGCGCATAAATTTAGATAGCTCGTTGTATATATCGCTTTCGCGTGGCGCTCGTTTCATCTAGTGTATAGGCGGTTAGTTATCAATTTAAACTGTTCTATACGCTCGCTTTTATCTTCGAATAAGTCCACTACTAAACAGCGATTGCGTTTATAGTCGTTAAATATTTTGCGGTACTTATAGTTACATTCGAAGTATTCAAACCCTAGCGCATAGAGGTACGGTTTAACGTGTTCGGCTTTAAGCCCTATAAGCTCGTTTAATTCGCTTACGTCGTTAGTCTTTGCCATAATACTCATTAAATTCAATTAGGCTCATTCTCTTTGCGCTAAGGTTCGGGTTTAGCCGTGTTTCTGCGTCGTTATATCCTGTTTCGTAAGCGTGCCTAAAATCGCCTTTTTCGCGCTCTAGGGCTTCGCTTACATGCGGGTTATTAGGGTTTAGGTTTAGCGCCTCGATTAAACGCTCAATAGGGGTTTGTAACATTGCGTAATTCATAAGCTCTTAAAGTATTTAGAAATTAATTGTTTCGCGTGTTCTATTTCTTCGGGCTTGTGGCGGTATAAATAAAGGTCGGTAAAGCGCCCCGTTTGCTTCACCTTTGGCGGTATTCCTATGTAAAAAAATAGCGCCGGGTCGAAGCCCATTAGCGACGAATACCAAACCGCCTGAACGTGATTAAGGTGTTTAATCATATCATGCGCAAAGGCTTGTATTGTATTCGCGCTCGTTGTTTTAACGTCGGCTATAATACCCTCGCTTAACCAACATAAATCAAACATGCCTTTAGCCTCGCGCTCGACGCCGTCCACGTTAACGCTACCGAGTTTAATATATTCCTTTTCGGAGTTTATAAACAGTTGCGCTAATAATGGCAGCTCGTTAATAGCGGTGTAAACGTTTTGCACGGGCGGCGGCATATTAACGA